CTCATCATCTTCTTTAATTACCTTTCTAATTATTGGCTCTGCATTCTCATTAAGTAAGTATGGAAGTCCATTATCATTTACTGAGTAGTAGAAGTCAGCTATAGGAAAACCTCTAGTGTGACTGAAGTGTGCCTTAACACATTCTCCCTCATTCGTAACTTGACAAACTGTCTCTGCCTTCTTAAGCATAGAGGAACCAATGTGTCCTACCGCCTTAGTTGTTCCAAAGTTGGAGTGCAAAATCGTTGTAAGGTGAAACTGCTTATCATCAGTCCACTTCATAACCTTTTGAATTACAGCCTGACTCTCCTTTAAGTCATTGAAGTCGTTAACTAAATCCGCAAGACCATCAATAGCTATAAATCCGATGTTATCCTTCATATCGCTCTCGTATATAAGCCACTCGATGAATTGTAACCTCTCCTTTGGATCGTATGGTCTTAGTGCAAATGGTTTATAGAATTCATAATTCTCAACACCAACTAATCTTGTAACCCTCTTGAATACATTCTGAGCGTGCCAGCTTGACTGCTCTGTATCTAAATCAATTACAAAACATTCTCTATCTCTGTGACTTTTAATTGAGGATGTAAAGTTAGATGTCTTACCTCCAATATATGACGCAGTTATCAATGACTTCAAGAAAGTCTTCTTTGACTTAGATGCACCAACAATACAACTGAAGTTTCCGTATGTTCCAAATGGAATTGGGAATGACTTACTACCCATCTGATGTGATCCGACTGATATTGCTACTGGAGGGTACTCAATCTTCTTGGTTACATCAACAAACGATGCCTTGTATATATTTTCGAAGTTAACTGATATATCAACCTTCTTTACAACATCATTCGGTGAGTACTCTTGCATTATCTTCTCCTCATCAGTAAATGATTTAGTTCCGAATAGGTGCGTCTTGTTGTATGCACTCTCTATACAAGAATTAATCTCTTGAGTATCAAAGTCTTGGTGAGCAAACTGAGACATAAATGACTTAGCTTGTAATTCAGGGATGCCAAATTCATTGAATGCCATAGCGAGTATATAGGTATTTCTATTTCTCTCGCCCTCAATCAATCCGTATCTCTCCGACCACCACTTGTAAAGACCGTCAATAACTTTATCGTTATCAACCTTTACTTGAACCTTAATCTCCTTTACCTCAACTGAAGGAGCTTTCTGCTCAAGCATATCACTAAACTCAAGAGAGTGCACATTGATATATATATCTTCATCATACGATACATAACAAACTCTAGCCTCATTAACACAAGAGTCATCAAAGTTGTCTGAGTTAAAGTGCGACTTAAGTCCGTAAAAGTATTTTCTATGGTTACTTATATCTCTTGGTATCTTAACTAATACCTTAAGTCCTTCTCCAGATGGTGAAATAAATACTGAGAATACATACTTATCATTCATCAGTTCGCTCTTAACAGCCATCATCTCAAACTCATTGTCAAACTTATCAAGATCTAAGCATATGATACCACTATGCTCTACAAGTCCTTTATCAGTTCTCCACGATAACTTACCATTTCTACCGCTCTCTATACCCTCTTGCTTTGAAGAGGAGAATAGTACTGAGACCAATGAAGACTTCAATCTACTTTGCAATCCCTTATCGTTCTCGTTTCTAATAGCCTCTACTTTGGTTTTAAAGCTACCATCCTTGATTGACTCAAGTATCTTGAATATGTCAACATACCTTGGCTCTGATGTATCGTTTATATTGTTGAATACTGCAACTCTTGTATCTCTCATATCTTATTTTTTAAAAATAACTTCTTTATTAATTTTTCCATCAATAAATCTACTAACAGTAGCCTCAACTATAGAATTTTCTTGATTTGTAAATGATACTATCTCTGATACAAACTTGTCGTAGTCTTCTTCAGTTTCTAAAGTACCACAACTTCGCATACCATCATCAAACTCAGTAATAAAAGATCCATAAGGGTTGTCAATTAGTGTTTCTTTCCTTAACACATTATCAATAGATAATTCTTTAGTCTCATCTATCTTTATCATATTACCATCTTGGTCTCTTGCGATAACAAATGAATAATAATACCCACAATCTCCACAACTAAGATACTCTTCACCTGTCTTGTAATAAAAATCCGATATGCAATTATCTTGTTCGCATCTTGGACAATCAATGTAATCAATAACACTTCCCATAGTTTATTTATTTTTTAATTAATTTAATTGGATATAATCTACCGCCTTCCATTTCGATAGCATTTTTGTTTCTCTTCCACATATCTAGTTGCTTTGCATCAAGCAAGTCTTTCTGACCTTCACTTAGTTCTCTATGAAACCAATCGGTAGGTAACACATCAACTTTATTCTGATAGTTAGAATACTTCTCTAACTTATCGGATCTCGATATGAATTCAAGTGTAAGATACTTTGGATTGTTTTGATGATAGTCATCATTGTAGCAGTTCTTAATTGCATTGAATATATCTGCCTTAGTATACCCCTCTTTTAATCTAGCGTTGAATTGTTTCTTGGTCTTATCATTTACAACTCTAATATTCTTTCCAGTTGTGGTATTAAAGAATGATAATAACTTATCAAAATCAATCTGTGGTTTTTCAGAAACCACATTAATATTATTAATATATGTATTATTACCTTTAATCATTTGTTGATACCCCCCTGAATCATTTGTTGATACCCTATCAATATTTGTTGATACCTTAATATTGATTGTTCTACCTATAATTTCCTTACCATTTCTAGTATAATTTATAGATATATAATCAAAATCATTTAGCTGTTTTATCCATTTAGATATGGCTTGTGGAGTAACTGAGTATAATTCGGCAAAGTAGTTATTACTTGCCCAACAGTGACCTTCTTTATTGCTTAGTGCTGTTATTTCTCCGTAAAGTAATTTGCAGTTTGCCTTTAGTCTTTTATCATACCTAACATCAGAGGGTATGATTGCGTAGTAATTTGGTTTATGTTCCATTTCGTAGTGGTTTAAGATGACAAAACCCCTAAAGAGCCACTACACTTCTTTAAGGGTTTGTCGGTTGCTAAATAAATTAGCTGTGTTTTCCGTTGCAAGTAGTGGTTTGCGTTGCAAATATACGAATAATTTTAATATAAAAAATGTGTCTTTCCACATCGCCACCTATGTAATATTTTATCGGTCATTATGAAAACTTCATTAGTAGACACCGATAGCGATACGATCAATATTACGGCCAACATTGTAAGGTTTACAAGGCATCTTATTCGTCTACTAATTACTGAGTGTCCGTAGGTGGATTCGCACCACCAACCCTGTACATCCAGTAGATGTTGGCTCTGACTAGTTGAGCTATACGGACATTTGATGAGGTTGTAGGGGTTCAAAAACCACACTCGTAAGTACTCATCCCCTATTCTGCCCGATAGGACTTAACATTCGTGAGAAGCCAAATTTCTCCAATGTCTGTTACTGTACATATTTGACATCAAGTAACTGCTGTAGTCAGGACAGGATTCGAACCTGTACCGATTAGCTTACGATTATCTAATCACCCACTTTTACAAGCAGTTCGGGGTTGCGTCTCACCATTTCCGCCACCTGACTTATGCAAATATACTAATTATATTGATTCACAAAGAAATTTTCCTTAATATATTCTACAATAACCTCTTTTATTTCCCTTTCATCAATGTAAAGTCTCTGCATCATATCAATTCCAAGCTCTACGCTTACATTTACCTCTGAGTTTAACATATTTGCAGTGTAACTCTCTGATCTTCTAATCTTCTTTGAGAACTCTCTCTTGTTCTTGCATTCTGATAACTCAAATATAATTCTTTGTAGTGTCTTACTTTCCATCTCTCATTCTTTTTAATTTTTCGATATATAATACAGCATCTAGTAGCTCTTGCTTAAGGTGTTCCAGGAAGTCGTCAGTATCATTATCATCTAGCGTTGTTCCGTACTTCTTTTGTCCAACCATACTTCTTTGTGCTAATTGAAACATAACTGATGAAACAATCGTGTCTTCCTTAATCTCATTCTCTTTCACTACCTCGGCATTTCTAACTACTATATCTCTAATAACTTCGTCTAAGAACATATTTACTTGTTTAAAAATTTATTAATTGAAACCAATTCTCTATTAGCCTCTTCCATTCTCCTATTCAACTCTCTATCGAATACATTATCGAACATATGCTTAATCTTAATGCTTTCCTCTGTGGTTTTTCCATTCATAGCCACAAACATTAACGAATTAACATCCTCAGATAATGATTCTTTCTTTTTCGCTGCTGTTATTGTGTCAAATATTAATCTAGCTTTTTGAACGATACTTCTTTTAATTTGCGTTGTTCCCATTTTTATTTTGTATATAGTTAAACAATTCTTTGTATGATAATAATGCCTCTCTCTCGGCATCCTCCTGATTTGAAAATATAACTCTATTTCTTTTAGAATCTTTCTCCTTTAAATCTATTCTCTTATACCTAATTGTATTTTTAAGTCCTTCAAGGTTGTCGTTTAGTTCATACCTAACGACATAAAATCCATAATCTGCTTTCTCTACTGAGAATGCTACCTTTACCTCCTTGTTAATCAATCCTACAATAGCTATATCTTCCTCACGAGGAAAAAACCTCTCTACTTTATTTTTTGCCATAATTTAATTTTTAAAACATTTCTACCTCTGATAAATCAATTCTCACACTTAAATTATCTATAAGCCTAACCTGAACGTAGTTCTTAATTAGATTTTTCTGCCATCTAGATCCGTAACATTCTTTATATGCTCTACAAGCACTTATAAAATGATTCTTAGAGTGTTTTAAGACACTTTCTGCATACTTAACTCCCTTACCTTTAATTCCACTAATTGAGTCCGTAGAATCGCCCATAATGACTTGCAACCATAGATTGTAGTTTGCCTCACTTTCTGATACCTTAAATACCTCTCCGAATCTTCTATAGTATGTATCGAATAATGTTATTGGATATTGCTTAAGGTCTTTGTCCATTCCAGCTACAAGTATTTCAGTGAAGGGATACTCCTCTGATAACTTCCTCCAACAAGATATAATAACATCATCACTCTCATACCCTTGAATTCCGTAAGCATTCCAAGATCCAATTAAGTACTCCTTAATCTCCTTATAGAAGTTAGGAAGTTCTTTGTTGGCCCTACCAATCTTATAGCTATTAACAATCTTCTTTCTGAATAGATTATTGTATGGTCTCTCAGTAAATATCATATAGTGACTAGCATCTGACTTCCCTAATATGTTAGACAATGCTATGTCAACCTTATCATATGCTTGGTCAACATCCTCGCAAGAACCCCCTATATAACATAGGGAGTCTGCATCTATAAGGATTATTCTATTCATATACCTAACTCTTTCTTTTGTGCTGGAGTTACATCATACTTTTCAAGCATCTTAATTGTACCCTCTCTATTTGATGCTAATGCCTTCTTAACAGCATCCATATCAGAAATGGTTGGTTTCTTAGATGAAGTACTTGTAGAGGAAGTAGGCTTTGTAACCTCAACAGGCTTACGATTAGGGTTGTCGATATCATCTTCGTCAGTACTAATGTGGAAGTAAGTAGGAAG